AAAAGGCCACCAATGTGGAAAACGAAAACGCAGAGACCGGAAATCAGATTGACTCTCTGAAGCGGAACCTGAATGCACTGACCCTTCTTGCGCAGGGGAAAGTGGATGATGCCTACGTGGAGGATGGATTCCTCTACATGACGGCAGATGGCGAGGTTGTAGTCGGTCCGCTCGGACCTTTTTCGGGAACCGGTGGAGGCGGAGGCGGGGGATCATCCGGCAACAATGCAAAGATCACACTTGAAAACACATCGGGATTCCTTTCCAGGACTATTGCCCAGGGAGACACGCTGCCTGTCAGTATCCGCTGGGCTTCCCTTGAAGATGAGATTCCTACCGGCAACGGTACGATGAAAATCACCGTAGGGGGCATCACTAAGGCACTGATGGACATACAGCAGGGCGATGTGACGGTGGATATTGCCCCGTTTGTTTCAGCCGGATCGTCTGTGGTGAAAATGAATGTTTCGGATATCTATGGAAACAGCCGAACCCTGAATTTTTCCATCACTGTTGTGATCCTGACGCTGACCTCGTCCTTCGATGATTCTGTTGCCTATAACGGTCCCATCTCTTTCCCATATACGCCCACCGGCAGTATTCAGAAAACGATGCATTTCCTGGTCGATGACAACGAAATCGGCACAGCTGTCACATCTGTCTCCGGGAGACAGCAGTCTTTTACCATCCCGCAGCAGGAACACGGGGCCCATTCCTTCCGGTGTTATTTTGAGGCGGATATCAACGGACAGCAGGTCAAATCCAATGAACTGTATTACGAGCTGATCTGCCTGGAAAACCTGCATGAAGAGCCGATTGTAACCTGTTCCTTCCATGAAGAATCCGTGAAGCAGTACACAACCATCCATATTGGATATGCCGTGTACAATCCTGCCTCCATAAACGCGGATGTGGCGATCATCATGAATGGCAGCACCGTTTCCTCTCAGAACGTCGGCCGTGGAAAACAGGATTTCTCCATGCGGATGGATAAAGTTGGAACCTACGAGTTTGAAATCCGGTCCGGCGAAGTGAGCCGTTCTTTTACACTGGAAGTGGAAGAGTCAGATATCCATGTGGAAGCGGAAACCGAAGCGCTGGCTCTGTATCTGACCAGTCAGGGCAGAAGCAACGGAGAAGAGAACAGGAGTGAATGGAAATACGGCAATATACATGCTCAGCTGACAGGGTTCAATTTCACGTCAGATGGCTGGCAGCAGGATACGGATGGTAACAGGGTTTTGCGTGTCGCCGGTGATGCCAGGGTTTCCATACCGTATCAGATCTTTGCAGAAGACTTCAGAACAAGCGGGAAAACCATCGAACTGGAATTTGCCACCCGAACCGTCATGAATTATGACGCATTGATTCTGAGCTGTCTCTCTGGTGACAGAGGCATTACGCTGACATCCCAGAAGGTAGTGCTGAAATCTGAGCAGTCAGAGATTGGCACACAGTTCAAGGAAAATGAGCATGTAAGAATCACCTTTGTGGTTCAGAAAAGGACAGAGTATCGGCTCATTCTTTGCTATATCAACGGCATAATGTCCGGTGCTGTTCAGTACCCGGTAAATGATGACTTTGCCCAGACGGAACCCGTCGGAATCAGTATCGGCAGCAATGAATGCACCATTGACCTGTATAACATCCGGGTCTATGACAACGACCTGACAAGATCCCAGGTATTGGACAACTGGATAGCAGACACGCAGGATGTCAATGAAATGCTGTCGAGATTCCAGCGGAATCGTGTGTATGATGCTTATGGGAATATTGTGAAGGAACAGCTGCCTTCAGACCTGCCATATCTGATCATTGAGGCTGCAGAACTTCCGCAGTACAAGGGTGACAAGAAAACCGTATCCGGATCCTACGTGGATACGCTGCATCCGGAAAGATGCTTTTCCTTTACCGGCGCTCAGTTCGATGTACAGGGAACATCCTCACAGTATTATGAGCGAAAGAATTATAAGGGAAAATACAGGAACGGTTTTGTGATGGCGAACGGTTCAACGGTCGATGACTGGAAACTGCGGAATGACTCAATTCCGGTAAACGTGTTCTGTTTTAAGGCTGATGTGGCTTCCTCGGAAGGCGCCAACAATGTGGAACTGGCCCGTCTTTATGATATGGCTTGTCCCTATAAGACACCGGCGCAGCAGGAGGATGAGAGAATTCGGCAGGGGATTGATGGATATCCCATTGTACTGTTTTGGCATGATACCGTGAAAGATGAAACCAGGTTCATGGGGAAATATAACTGGAATAATGACAAATCCACGGAAGAGGTCTTCGGTTTCAAATCAGGAGACGAATCCTGGGAAATCAAAAACAACACGGGCAACCGTGTTCTCTTCAAATCCGCGGATTATGAAGGTGATGCCTGGCTGAATGACTTCGAGGCCAGATATCCGGATACGGAACCTCCCTATACCGATCCCACTCAGCTTCAAGAGTTTGCTGCATGGCTGGTAACCACGGATACAGAAGCTGCCACCGGAAATGCGCTGCCCAATCCTGTGACTTACGGTGAAGAAACCTTTACAGAGGATACGGCAGCCTATCGGCTGGCAAAGTTCAAGGCGGAAGCAGGGGATTACATGGAGATGCAGAGTGCCATGTTCTTCTATCTGTTTACGGAGCTTTTTCTGATGGTGGATAACCGGGCCAAGAACATGTTCCCGTCGTTTATCGGTTCGAAAAAGAGCTGATCTGAGTCCAGGGGTCAACCCATGCGGGCACCCCCAACAACAGATCAGCTCTGTAGTCAGAAAATAGCAAAAAAAATAAGGCAAGTCAATATTTTCAAATGTTGGTAGCCGACAAGTATAAAGAGGAGCACGATGAAGAAAAAAGTAGTTTTCCTCCCGTATGACTTTGATACGGCAATTGGAATTAACAATGAAGGTGGACTTACCTTCTCTTATAATCTGGAAGATATCGATCAGACCGAGGGAGAAGCGGATGTCTTCAACGGGCAGCAATCAGTTCTGTGGAAGAACATGAGAGCTGCTTTTTTTGAGGAAATGCGGACCATGTATCAGAACCTCCGTTCCACTGGTGCCCTGTCCTATGAAAAGGTCGAGCAAATGTTCGAGGAACATCAGGCAAAATGGCCGGAAGCCGTATTCAACGAGGATGCATGGTTCAAGTACCTGGCTCCGCTGGTGGAGAAAGGCAATGGTTCCTATCTTTCCATGCTTCAGGGCAGCAAAGCTGAGCAGAGAAAGTGGTGGCTATACAACCGTTTCAGGTATATCGACAGCAAGTATAATGCCGGCGACAGCCTTAGCGACGTGATCACGCTGCGCGGCTATGCAAAGTCGGATATATCGGTCACGCCCTATGCTGACATCTATGCCACCATCAAATACGGATCTTATTTGGTTCAGACAAGAGCAGCCCGTAACAACACTTATGTTCTGGCATGCCCTCTGGATAATGTGAACGACACCGAAATCTATATTTACAGTTCCAGCCAGCTGGCGGACATCGGCGACCTGTCCGGACTCATGGTAGGTTATGCTGATTTCTCCAAGGCTGTGCGATTGCAGAATCTGAAAATTGGGGATCCGGACCCACAGTATAGCAACGGAAACCTGAAAGAACTGTACCTTGGTAACAATGAACTGCTTCGTGAGATCGATATCCGGAACTGTCCGTCCCTAACACAGCCTGTCGACCTATCTGGATGTTCCAACATCGAGAGAGTCTATTTCGATGGCACCGGCATTACAGGCCTTTCACTGCCCAATGGTGGTATTCTGAAGAGCCTCCATCTGCCCGAAAGCATGGTAAACCTGACGCTGCTGAACCAGACCGCTTTGACGGATTTCGTGCTTCTAGCTGCAGAAAACCTGACCACGCTGCGTCTGGAAAATGTCAGTTCCGCAGTAAATTCCCTCGCATTGCTCAGAGAAATGCCGGCCAACTCCCGTGTTCGCATTCTTGGTGCTCAGTGGCAGCTGCCATCCTATACCGATATCACATACATCTATTCCGTTCTCGATGCCATGCGCGGCACAGATGAGGTCGGAGGTAATACAGAAAAGGCTCAGGTGTCCGGGACCATTCATGTTCCGGTACTCAGCACGGATCAGAAACGCGCACTTCAGTCACGGTATGCCGACATCCGCCTGGAGGCAGACCTGTGGATGTATCGTGTAAGATTCTTCCACAACGGTGAATTGGTCCATACCGCATATGTGGCTTCCGGCTCAGATGCCGCGGATCCGGCAAGCACCGGAATCATCCCCACACCGGAAAAGCCGGCAGAAGAGGATGTTGCCTATGCCTTTGCCGGATGGGACGGGGCTCTTACGAACATTACGGAAGACACAGACGTGCATTCCACCTTTGAGGCACACCCGGCCTATAAAGTTACCTTCCAGAATTATGACGGGACTGTGTTGCTGGTCAAGAAGGTAGCGGAGGGCAGCAACTGTCCGGATCCAATCCAGACAGGAGAAATTACTACACCGGAACGTCCGGGTGACAGCACCTATGTGTATTCCTTCCTCGGCTGGACAGGCGGAAGCCTGATCAATGTCACAGCCGACAGGACCCTGACGGCAAGGTTCACGGAAACAGCATCCTATACCATCACCTTTACAGATTATGATGGCACTGTTCTCCTTACATGGTACCGTTCCTATGGAGCTGCCATTGTGGATCCCATTAAGCTGGGGCTGGTCGAGACGCCTGTCCGTCCCGACAACTGGAGCAGTGGTCTGGAATACACCTTCTGGAAATGGGACGGTCAGAACAATGACGGAACCTTTCCGACAGTCAGCGGAAATATGACGTATGTGCCAAAATACAACACGACCAGCTTCTATGGTTACTACTATGAAAACTATGACGGAACAGAACTGTACAGGGAGAAGTGGCGTTTTTCGGAAACTGCGACCGATCCGATTACCTATGGCAGAATGCCTGCCCCGACAAGACCGGACAGCGGTTCCCTTCACTATGAATACTTCAGATGGGATGTTTCCTTCCCGCATACCGTAAGCGGTCCAAGACATATCAAGGCCATCTTCAGATCGGATGCTGTCCATACTGTCACATTCAAGGACTGGGACAATACCGTGCTGGATGTTCAGCAGGTTCGGGACAGAGACAACGCGGTGGATCCGGTCAAAACGGGAAAGATTGGCACGCCACTGCGTCCATCCACCCAGCAGTACGATTATACCTATAAAGGCTGGAACAAAACCTTCAATGAAATTACCGCAAATGTCATTGTTACAGCATCCTATGATGCCGTCCTGCGCAGCTATACCGTAACGCTTCTTGATGGTTCAACAGAATTGGCGAAATTTACAACAGAATATGGGACGCCGGCCCGATATCTATACGATAAGGACATTGTGTTCAGCGATCAGCTGCCTGTGCCTACAGCAGATTCCGAGAAAATCATCGTCAACTGGACGCCTTCCATCTCAGACATTCGTGCGGATACAGTTGCCTATCCTGTATGGGCAGATGTTCTCCCCGATTCATGGGAAGACATATTTGCCGCAGAGGAAGATGGCACGTATCTGACCAAATACAAGCTCGGCGATATGAAACTCCTGGATTTGGGTCCGGAGGGTGTACTCGCCATGCGTATTGCCGCATTTGATGTGGATGATAAAGCAGATGGAAGTGGAAAGGCCCATATTACATGGGTGGCCATGACCCCGCTGAATTCAAAGCGATGCTATGCACAGAGAGATTTTACATCGGGAACCACACGCCCCTCTGTTTATTACTTTCAGGAAATACAGGACGAAACACTGGGCACCTACTATCAGGCCACGAATTCGGAGGAATACACCGTTGGATGTGCCAGATTCTCACTCAGTGCATCCGAGGAAACCGACGTTACTGTTACCGCATTTGCGTCCTCACAGGGGTTCCACGAATGGATGGATGTATGGCTGGATAATGAGATAGTTTTGAAAAACATTGGTTCCATTGAAGGCGATACCAGAACCTACACCATACACCTGGCTGCCGGTACGACGAAGGTTGTACAGGCGCAGTTTGCCAGAGCCTATCCCAATGAACTGGGCCAGCAGCATATAGCACGCATCAGCTTTGCTTCCGAAGGGTCCTTTACAGTAAAGAAAACCGATACCAGTTCACTGCTTGCCCAGGGCGGCACTCCGGAGGGCTGGAAGGATGCGCATCTCCGAGACTGGTTTACAGATTATGTTTTCCCGTTGATTCCTTCCGCTGTTGCCAGTCATATTCTGGAAGTCACCAAGATTTCTGCCATCGACAAAAACGGTAATTATGTCACAACTCAGGATAAGCTGTGGCTCCCATCAGCCGGCGAAGTATTCGGTCCCTCAAGCAGCGTTGAAAGGACCGGAACCCAATACTCGCTTCGTGACAAGCCGGTCAGTGGTTATTATGGATTCCGCAAAAACGGTCTACCTATCAGATGGCTGTGGCTCAGAACGCAGAATAAGCTGGATAAGACCTATAAGTCCGGACTTATTACTGATGACAGCATTCAGAACTATTTCAGCAATTATGCAGTCACACTGCATGTAGTCATTGGTTTCTGTACCTGATAGAAGCTGCAAGGGGAGTCGGCTGAATACCGGCTCCCCGCTATGTTTCCCGGGGGTAACAGAAAAAAGGCCCGGAGGCCTTTTTCATTCTCAGAATTCCAGGCAGGCGCAAATGCTCTGCGGGCTTCCGGAATCGACATGCCCGTCATTCCAGATGGCCAGCCAGAGTGTGTCGCTGATTCCAGGCAGTACCAGGTCATAGGTGGCTGCCCGAAAGCCTTTTTCCTGACATTCATACACGGCTGTCTCGTAAAAGTCAGGCGTAAGGGATTTCAGGGTGCCATCCGGCATGCGGATCTGGGCGCCGTGGCGGGAAAGGGATTCAATGTGGTTCATCATGGGGATGCCTCCTTTATGGTCGGGTGGTGCATTTGTCGTCTGTATACATCACTCTACCGGGGATATATAGCAACCCCATATACGGAGTATCTGCAACTATTATTTACACGAAGGAGCCATACCTTTCTTGAG